AAAGAGATATCTTGTAAAGATCGCTAACATGATCTAGTTGTCTTAATAAAAAATTTACGATAGTTCTATCGTTGTCTAAGTATTCGTTAGGAATACTTATCTCAAACCACTCTTGATCGTGATGATCAAAAGACGCTATTACATCTACTCTTACCATTATTTATTTCTCCTGTATGTTTCTTGCACCCCAAAATAGGATGCTCGTCAGTGTGTTAATTCACAGACACTGGAGGTTGTGTCAGTAGTTTTTACTTTTCCCTAGTTAAGACTGTTTCAGCTATCGCTTAGTTTGGTCTTAGTTCAAGAGGAATTTCATCCCTTAAAGAATCCCTTAAAGATTCACCCACGCCCATTGTTTTCTGATTCACTCGCGTTGCGAATCCCTAGCTTTATATTTCACTAGGAGGTAGCACAGTTATCTCAACGTTCCACCATTCACTTAGTATCTCAAAAACTAACTCCATTGTCTAATCATATTTATCTATATAAATGATAGCTAAATGAGAGCATTACCAAGAATCCAGATACCAGTTAATATTCTTTCTATGAACGACAAAACAAAAACCCCAGATAAACCAAAACTCCAAGTAGTCAAAAAGGATGATCTAACCATTAAGCAGAGAGCCTTTGTTAATGAAATAGTTAAAGGCAAGTTGGGAAGTTATAAGGAGGTCTATGCAAAAGTGTATGACGTGTCTCTAACGAAGTCAGGGAAGATACCTAAGTGGGTCGAAGTAGAATCATCTAAGCTAGTAGCTAACCCTAAGATAGCACTAAGCATACAAAAGGCTTTAGAGAGAAAAGAGGTCAGTGCAGTAGCATCTAACCTCAGAACAAGAAACTATGTCATAGAACGTCTTTATAAAGAATCCACAGAAAGCGACAGCGATTCAGCACGAATAAGAGCATTAGAGTTATTGGGTAAAAGCGTAGCCATGTTTACTGATGTGACAGAGCAAAAGGAGAGCAGAGATAGCACAGAGATTGAACAAGAGATAGAGGAGAGAATTACACAGCTACTAGAGAGAGGAGGAGATTAATTCCAGAGAGTAGGGAAACACCACCCTATTTTGAAACCAGATAGATAGACCCCCCACCCCCCATAATGCACCCGTCATTCGCAGGACATACATACATAGTGATTTGCACAAACATATACCTATTTTCCCAATAGGTTACTAATTGCATTTTGCTAGCAGGTGCATATTAGACCCCCACCCCCTATTTTTGTAGAAATGAATTGGGTCCCATAACCCCCCATATATTTTTTTACGAAAAATGTTGACTTTTGATGTGAAGACCTGCAATATTGTATGATCTGTAGATACATATACCTAGTATATACCAATCATCTAGTGCCTAAGTACCGTATGTACCTACTATAGGAACTAGATAAGATTTTTAATTTGGTATATACATTAGTAGGTATATACTAGATATATGAACTCACAAGTTTTAAGTAAGATTCAGAATCTCTCCCTTGAAGACAAAGAGGAATTGCTTAGCCTTCTAGAAGAACTAGACGAGGCGAAAGCTAGGGAGGCTTGTACCAACGATTATCTCAAGTTTGTTTATGAGATGTGGACTGCCTTCATACATGGTAAACACCATGAGATCATGGCTGAAGCGTTTGAAAGGGTAGCGAATGGCGAACTCAAGCGTTTGATAATTAATATGCCACCTCGTCACACGAAATCTGAATTTGCATCCTATCTATTACCTGCATGGTTTTTAGGTAGATATCCAGACAAGAAGATTATTCAGACGGCTCACACTGCTGAGTTGGCTGTAGGATTTGGGCGTAAGGTCAGAAACCTTGTTAACAGTAAGGACTTTAAGCGTATATTCCCCAACGTCAGTTTGCAGGCTGATTCAAAAGCAGCAGGGCGTTGGAACACCAATAAAGGTGGGGAGTATTTCGCCATCGGGGTCGGTGGAGCCGTTACTGGTAAAGGTGCTGACCTGCTCATCATTGATGATCCTCACAGTGAACAGGAAGGTGCTAGCTCTGATATAAATGTTTTTAACCGAACCTACGAGTGGTACACATCAGGTCCTCGTCAGCGTTTACAGCCTAATGGCTCTATTGTTATAGTGATGACAAGATGGCATCAGAAAGACCTTACTGGTCAAGTAGTAGATGCTAGTGTTAAAAGGGGTGGATCAGACCAATGGGAAGTTATAGAACTTCCAGCCATATTACCCTCTGGCTCTCCTCTGTGGTCTGAGTTCTGGAAGTTAGAAGAACTAGAAGCTCTACGAGCAGAACTACCCTCGTCTAAATGGATGGCTCAATATCAGCAAGACCCTACTGCTGAAGAAGGTGCTTTAGTAAAACGTGAATGGTGGCAAGAGTGGGAATACCAAGAACCTCCTTACTGTGAATTTATTATTCAATCTTGGGATACCGCATTTTTGAAATCCGAAAGAGCAGACTATTCAGCGTGTACCACTTGGGGTGTTTTCTATGAAGAAAACGAAGAAGGTGCGTTTGCACCTAATGTTATTTTGTTAGATGCACATAAAGAGAGATTAGAGTTTCCAGAGTTAAAGAAACTAGCTATGGAGAAATACAATGCCTACAAGCCTGATGCTTTTATTGTTGAGGCAAAAGCAGCAGGGATGCCATTAATATTTGAATTAAGGCAAATGGGCATACCAGTTCAAGAATATACGCCTAGTAGAGGTAATGATAAGATATCCAGAGTAAATGCAGTTTCTGATCTATTTGCATCAGGAGTTGTTTGGGCACCTCAGACCAGATGGGCGGAAGAAGTTATAGAGGAGTTTGCTGCTTTTCCAAATGCAGAACATGACGATTTAGTTGATAGCAGTACGCAAGCTCTGTTAAGATTTAGACAAGGTGGCTTTGTACCTTTACATTCAGACGAAGAAGAAGAAGAATTAGAACCACACAGAGTCGCTGATTACTACTAGGAGTTTATATTGGCAATAGAAAGATCACCTGCTACACCAGTAGAAGGTTTAATAGAACAAGAGCCAGAAGATATTAGCATTTCTATAGAAAACCCTGATTCAGTTGCAATAGAAACTGAAGACGGAGGTATGCTAATAGAATTTGATCCACAGGAAGAAAGACCTGAAACAGACTTTGGCGATAATATAGCTGAAGTATTGGATGATGTTGATTTAGAAAGAATTGGCTCTGAGCTTATTGCTGCGTTTCAAAACGATAAAGATTCTCGTAAAGAGTGGGAAGACACTTACACAAAGGGTCTAGATCAACTTGGTTTAAAGATTGAGGAGAGAACTCAACCTTGGAACGGAGCTTGTGGTGTGTTTCATCCTATGCTGTCTGAGGCGGTAATTAAGTTTCAATCTCAAGCTATATCAGAAATATTCCCTGCTAGTGGTCCAGTTAAGACTAAGATAGTAGGAAAGATTACTGAAGAAAAAGCTAAACAAGCTGAAAGAGTAGAAGATTACATGAACTATTTACTGACGTATGAAATGTCAGAATATAGAACTGAAACAGAAAAGTTATTATTTTCTTTACCTTTAGCAGGCTCTGCTTTTAGAAAAGTTTATTACGATCCTAACCTTGGAAGACCAAGTGGGATATTTGTTCCATCAGAAGATGTAGTAGTTAATTATGGTGCAAGTGATTTAGAAACTTGTGAACGTGCTACTCATGTAATGCGTAAGTCTTTTAATGAAATACGCAAGATGCAAGTAAATGGTTTTTATAGAGATGTAGAATTACCTGACCCAACTAATTCTTATTCTGATATACAAGAAAAATACAACGAACTTACTGGTGAGAATATTGGCGATAGGTTTGATCAAAGACACATGCTTCTTGAAATGCAGGTTAATCTTGACTTGCCTGGATTTGAAGATGAAGTTGATGGCAAACCTACAGGTATTCAGTTGCCATACGTTGTCACTTTAGATTTTGGCACTGGTACTATTTTAAGTATTAGAAGAAACTATTACGAAGATGATCCACAAAAACGTAGACGTTCTCATTTTGTGCATTATCAATATTTGCCAGGAATAGGATTTTATGGATTTGGTTTAATTCACATGATAGGTGGATTAGCTAAATCAGCTACAAGTTTACTTAGACAGCTAGTAGATGCTGGTACATTATCTAATTTACCAGGTGGTCTTAAATCTAGAGGTCTAAGAATTAAAGGTGATGATACACCTATCATGCCAGGTGAGTTCAGAGATGTTGATGTACCAGGTGGTGCTATCAAAGATAATATTACTTTTCTCCCTTATAAAGAGCCTTCTCAGACCTTATACTCCCTACTCAATACTATTGTCGAAGAAGGTAGAAGATTTGCCAGCATATCTGATATGAAAGTATCTGACATGAACTCACAGGCTCCAGTTGGCACAACGCTAGCATTACTTGAAAGAAACATGAAAGTAATGAGTGCTGTGCAAGCTAGATTACATGCCTCTATGAAAAAAGAGTTTGAAATACTTGTAGGCATTATTAAAGACTTTGGCAACCCAAGTTATCCTTATGAAACAGATGAGGAAGAAGATATTAAATCATCAGACTTTGATAAAAGAGTTGATGTATTACCAGTTTCTGATCCCAATGCAGCTACTATGGCTCAAAGGATTATGCAATATCAAGCAGCATTTCAGTTGGCAACTTCTGCACCAGAAATGTATGACCTTAAAGAATTACATAGACAAATGCTTGAAGTTCTTGGTATTGAAAATGTGGATGATATTATCCCAGAAGATAATGAGATACCACCAGTTGATCCAGTATCAGCAGTACAGAATTTAATTAATAATAAACCAGTTAAAGCGTATGAGTTCCAAGACCATGACGCACACATACAAACTGTTGCAGCAGCACAGGATAATCCAGAAATACAAGCTATTTTAGGAAAATCCCCCAACGCATCCTCTATATTAGCTGCTGCATCAGCATATGTTAATGATCATTTAACAATGAAGTTTAGAAATCAAGTAGAACAAGAAATGGGTATTGAGTTACCTCCAATAGGAGAACCATTACCAGCAGACGTTGAGAAACGTATTTCAGAACTTGTAGCACAAGCAGCAGGTAGAGTAACTCAAAAAGCTATGATGGATGCTGAACAGCAAAGAATTAATGAACAAATGCAAGACCCATTAATACAAGCTAAACAAGCAGAGATAGCTATTAAAGAAGCAGAAGTACAGCGTAAAGCAACTGCTGATGCTGCTAGATTACAACTGCAAGCACAAAGACAACAAGACCAAAAAGAACTTGAAGAAAGAAGAATTAGCTCACAAGAACAAATTGCAGGTGCTAATATTGGTCAGAAAATCGCTAGCGATTTGCTAGATAGCGATTTACAAAACAAAAAACAATCAGCAAAAGAATTTAAAGAAGGTATTGACATCGCAAAAGATTTCGTGAAAGATATCAATACGAATGAATAAAGACATCAAAGAGCTATCACTTTTTGAATTTTTACAAAAGCGATTGCGTGAGGCTTTAAATGAACATGCCGATCATATCTCTACAGGAAACTGTAAAGACTTTCCAGAGTATAAGAGATTGACTGGTGTAATCGAGGGTTTAGCCCTTGCAGAACGTGAACTTCTTGATTGGATAGAAAGGAACGTTAAAGAAGAATAGGAACTCGACTCCTTAATGTCGTGCAAATTTATGAATAAAGAAAAAGAAATACCTCAACCAGAAAGCGTAAAAAAGCCAGAGGTTAGCAAGGAAACTAAAAAACAATTACCAGAACCGAAAGGTTATAGAATTTTAGTTGCTATGCCAAAGGCAGAAGAAACCACTGACGGTGGAATTATCAAAGCATCAAGCACTATAAGAGATGAAGAAGTAAGTAATATCTGCGGATATGTACTTGAACTTGGTCCAGATGCTTATGCAGATAAAAATAGATTCCCAAGTGGTCCTTATTGCAAAAAGGGTGATTGGGTTGTTTTTCGTGCTTATTCAGGTACTCGTATGAAAATGTATGGACAAGAGTTTCGTTTAATAAATGATGACACTGTGGAAGCAGTTGTTGAAGACCCAACAGGAGTAGTAAGAGCATGAGTGAACAAGTAATTGAAGAAAAAATTGAAACACAATTTATGCCTAACGAGGATGGAGAATTGAAACCACAAACATCAGAAGAAAAATTTTTTGGTGTAAAAACAGAAATTAAAAAATCTGCACCAGAAGATGAACTACAAGTAGAAATTGTAGATGATACTCCAGAGGAAGATAGAAGACCTCCCAAACAACAAACTGAAGAAGTTGATGTTGATGACGATACTATAGATGCAGAAATTACTGAATATAGTAAAAGAGCAGGTGATCGTATAAATAAAATTAAATACGAATATCACGAAGAAAGACGAGCCAAAGAATCTGCTGAAAGACAAGCTAAAGAAGCAGCAGCAAGATTACAAGACCTGATGACTGAAAACCAAAGATTACAAGCTATGGTTAATCAGGGTGGCGAAGTTCTTAATAAACAAGCATTAAATAATGCTCAATGGGCAAAACAAAATGCTCAAGCTAAGTATAAAAAAGCATACGAAGAAGGTGATGCTGATGCTATGGCTGTTGCACAAGAAGAATTATCAAAGGCAGTATTAGCAGAGCAAAGTGCTGGTAGATATGCACAAGCTGTACAACAACAGTTTGCACAACAGTATCAAGCACCTATACAACAACAACCAGTACAGCAACAAGAGTTAGACCCTGATATGAAAGCATGGTCATCAAAGAACCCTTGGTTTATGAATAATACTAATGAAGATCATGCTGAAATGACTTCTTATGCTTTAACTATAGATCAAAGATTACGCAGGAATGGAATACTTCCTGAAAAAGATTCACAAAAATATTATGCAGAAGTTGATAAAGCTATGCGTAAAGAATATCCACAGTTTTTTGGCGTTCAACCTTCAGTGGAAATTGAAGATGAACCACAAACAAGACAGCCTTCAAATGTTGTCGCACCAGTTACGAGAGCTACTGGTGGAAATACAAAACCTCGCAATATACGATTGACTCAGACACAAGTTAAACTAGCACGTCAACTTGGGATTAGTCCAGAGCAATACGCAAAACAATTATTAAAGGAGTCTTAAATGTCAGACGAACAAAACCTTAACCAAGAAGTTCAAGAAACTTCAGAACAAGTGCGTACCCCTAGGGGATCAGATGATCGAGAGATCACCCAACGACCCGAGAGTTGGGAAAACCCATCTAACTTACCAAGTCCTAATCCTCAAGAAGGTTGGGTCTTCAGGTGGATAAGAACAAGTTTATTAGGTAACACTGATAATCCTAATGTTTCAAAAAAATTCAGAGAAGGTTGGATTCCTTGTAAGGCAGAAGATCATCCTGAGTTACATATTCACATGATGGACTACAAATCTGAATGGGCAGAGAAAGGAAATATTGAAGTTGGTGGGCAACTGTTATGCAAGATGCCAAAAGAGAAAGCGAAAGCTAGAGATGAGCACTTCCAAAGAATGGCTCAAACTCAAATGGAATCTGTAGATAACGTATATTTTAAGGACCAAGATTCTAGAATGGCTACCAAACAAGTATTTGAACGTAAATCTCAAACAACTTTTGGTAAAAAATCCTAGTTTCTTGAATTTGTAATTTAATAAACAGGAGAAATTATGGCTAGTTCAGCTACACCTATGGGTGCTAGACCTGTAAGCTCATTAGTATCTTGTGCATATAATGCGAAAATTACTCATTACAAAATCAAAAATGCTTATGGAACATCCATTTTCTATGGCGATTTTGTAAAGTGGGCTGATGATAACCCGAATACTACTATCCAAAAAGATACTGGTACTACAACATTAACCCCTATTGGAGTTTTCCTAGGATGTGCATATACTGATCCTACATCAGGTCAATTCACCACTTCTCAATATTTCCCAGCTTCTGTAGCTGCGGATGATATTGTTGCGTATGTCGCTTCTGATCCATTTGTAGTAATGCAAATGCAATCAGATGAATCACTTACTCAAGATGACTTGGGTAAAAATGTCGGAGTCGTACAGACTGCTGGGTCAACATCTATTGGCACAAGCAGAAATGCGATTGATGGAAGTACAGCAGCTACTACCAACACACTACCATTAAAGATTATTGACTTTGTTGATGGTCCTGATAGTGAAGTTGGTGACAGCTATACTGACGTATTGGTGATGTTCAATGTTGGGCATCAATTACTTAACACAACAGGCATAGGCTAATAGGAGAACATTATGGCAGCTATTTCAAGAGCACAAGAGCTAAAACAACTCCTTCCAGGTCTTAACGCACTGTTCGGAGATGAGTACAACAACTACGAAAATGAGCATGAGCAAATTTATGTAACTGAAAATTCTGAAAGATCATTTGAAGAAGAACTCAAGTTATCAGGTTTTGCTGCTGCTCCAGTAAAAGATGAAGGTGCTTCAATATCTTTTGATACAGCACAAGAGTCTTTCGTAGCTCGTTACACACATGAAACTATTGCTTTAGGTTTCTCAGTTACTGAGGAAGCAATGGAAGATAATCTTTATGTAAGTTTATCTGCTAGATATACTAAAGCATTAGCAAGAGCTATGGCTTACACTAAGCAAGTCAAAGCTGCATATCCACTAAATAATGGGTTTACAAGCAGTTTCCAATCTGGAGATGGCGTAAACTTATTTACAGCTAGTGGTGATGGAGTATCAGGCGGTGATGGTCACCCATTAGTGTCTGGTGGCAAGAACTCTAACAGACCAGTCACAGGTGCTGATCTGAATGAAACATCTTTAGAAGATGCAGTAATTCAAATTAGTAAGTGGACTGATGAAAGAGGTCTTAAAATTGCAGCTAGACCTAAGAAGTTGATCGTTCCTACTGATCTACAATTCGTAGCTACTCGTCTACTAGACAGTGAGTACAGAGTTGGAACTGCTGACAATGACATCAATGCAATCAGAAACAATGGTGTGATTCCAGAAGGCTTCTCAGTTAATCATTATTTAACTGATACTAATGCTTTCTTTATCATTACTGATGTGCCTGATGGCATGAAGCACTTTGTCAGAAGTCCAATGACTACAAGCATGGATGGAGATTTTGATACTGGAAACGTAAGATATAAAGCAAGAGAAAGATATTCATTTGGAGTATCTGATCCGCTTGGTATCTGGGGTTCACCAGGCTCAAGCTAAAACTTTAAGGGGAGCTTTTGCTCCCCTTTTTTTCGTTCTAGGGGATTTTTTTTACTGTCTATCAACTGCCCTAGCAGACAAGCCAAGATGATAGACTTTTTCTCTTTGGAGGAATTATGGCAACAACAACTTTTACTGGAGCCGTTAGATCAGAAAATGGTTTCCAATCAATAACAAAAAACACAACTACTGGTGCAGTTACTGTAGAAGCAACTTATGACACTAGACCTAACTTTAGGGTAACTGTTGATAATTCAACTCTTAACACTGGTGCTGCTGTTACAACTACACTCACTACAAGTCAGTCAGGAACTATCTTTGAAGTAGATGGAACTGATGATATTGTGGTAAATATGCCAGCTTTAAGCACAGATAATGTTGGTATTACTTACGAGTTTTTTGTAACAACCGCAGTTGGTTCAGGAAAAACAGTTACATTTGTTCTACCTGGTGCTGGAGTTTCAAACTTCTTTGGTGCTTTATCACTTATGGGTGGTGCTGCTGCTAATCCAGCTTCTGATGTTGCAGGTGATACTTTAACTTTACCAGCAACTGTAGCTGTAAATGCTAGAGTAAAACTTACTTGTATCTCAGATGATGGTACTAACTCTACTTGGAAAGCAGAAACTCTATCTACTCCAATAGCAACTATTGCTTAATAGGAGAATACTATGAGTTTAACATCAGCAACAGATGTTCAAGCAGTATTCATTGAGGCTGATACTGATGCACTAGATGCAGATAGCATTAGCCAATCGCAAACACCATCAGGTGCAGGTAATTTAACCATTAATGGTGCAAAAGCCTCTGGTGGTGTTGCTACTTTTAATTCTGCTAGGCAAGTAACAATTACTTCAGCAGCAGATGATCAAGCTAGAACATTTACTATTACAGGTACAGACATTAATGGTTTTACCATTTCTGAAGCAGTAGCTGGTGCTGATACAGCAGCAGCAACAAGTACAAAGCATTTTAAAACAGTAACACAAATAGCAGTAGATGATGCTACTGCTGGTGCAGTTACGGCTGGTATGAATACATCTGCTATAGCAGTTGTATTTGCAGGTCGTTCAAGACTTAAAGGTGCTTTTATAGTAAATTCTTCTACAGCAGGCACTGTTTCTTTTAGAGATAGTTCTGATGCAGGAGAAAGTGGTACAACTAAATTACAACTTGGTACTGTAGCAAGTGCAACTGCTGAAAGGGATGTTACTATTCCTGGAGAAGGAGTTGTATTTGTAGATGGAGTTTATATTCCATATACAGCAGGTACTACTGTTTTTACAAGTATTACAGCATTTCACGCTTAAAGGTATTTTTATGAAATTTATTATTGCAGAAAACGGCAACTTTCCACCACAATACAATGTATTGCAGGAAGGCGAAGATGGTATTTTTAGAGTAGTATTTGGACCAGACCCAGATTTAATTGATGCACAAAGAAAGCATCAAGAATTATCTGCACCTAAAAAG